GAGAGTTATAAAATCACTCTTGTTGCCAGAATGTCTAAACCGTTGGTTAAGGTCTTTAAGTGCCTTAACGGACTTATTCACACCTTTATCTGATGATGCTCCGGCAGATATTGCTGCTTTTGGAGGTGTCAACGTAGCTGACTTCGGAGCTCCCTTGACTGGTTTACGTCCATAAATACTATTCGCTGCGTGAGCCATCAGATAGTTAAGTTGAGCTGCAACTTCTGGATCTGCTTTTTCTCGTAGTGAATCGAATCTAGGATCTCCAATCATAGCTTCGTAGCTTTTGCGTACGTCATTGTCGTCTCCTTGTAACCAGTTCAACTCTTGTTCAGCTTGTGTATCAAAAGCTTCTTTGAGCTGATGTGACTGCTGTACTCTTTGAACTGTTTGTAGTTGAGATGGTAAGTACTTATCACGAGCCTTACGAGCGTTGAGTAAACTCTTACGCACATCTGATTTGGTTAATTCCTTGCCTTCAACTTCCGTTACTACATCTTCGGGTCCGTAGCCATCTGCATTGAATAATGTTTCCTCTGCCCATTCTATGACATCTGTTACTTCCTTCGCCTTTTCTTGTAATCCTTCTAACGTATCTACTGATGCGTAGGGATTATTGGCTACTTCTTGAGTTTCTAATGGATTATTATTTTGCAGTTGAGCTTCCATCTCTTTCAGTTTTGCTTCAGCAGCTTTACGTTTTGCTGTGAGCTCACCGAATCGAGCGACTGCTCTACTTCCTAGCTTCTCGGATAATTCTCGAAGATCGTCTTCGGACATATCATCTAGATCTAACTGTGAAAGAACATCTTCGGAACCTTCTGGTTCTTCAGTTTGTTCAGCAACGATTTCTTCACTTGTCTCCACCTCTGGACTCTCGACCTCGGTTTCTTCTGTTACTTCATCTGTTGCTTCAACTGGTGGAGCCACTTCTTGAGTTTCCTCAGTTAGTTGCCCCAAGCGGCGGTTTACAAAATCCGCTGCTGACATATTTGACTGTGACGCTGTTGTTTCGGTTGAGGGTTCAGCGACTCCCTCTGTGATTTCGTTTGACATAATGTTTGCACTCCTTAACGCCGAGCGATGGCGATAAATGTATTATAACTTATGTATCAAGCCTATCAGAGAAACGAACTTGGAGTTTTCTCCAGTCGCACATTTGTAGTATCTGATCGTATGTCAGAATGCGTCCAGATATTTGTTGTATCTGTTCGTTGCTTGCGTTATGTAGCTCTTCAATGGTTTCTTCACGAAGCTCTGCTACTACTTTTAGGAATCGAGCAAAGTGCTCGTGATTACCTAGTGATTGTAAGTCCTTTTCTAAACTCATAAATTATTCCGCTGCTGAACGCATAAGTGCTACAGTACGCGGTCCTCTAGTCTTTACTTGTTTGTACCACTTGGAATCAACCATTTCATCCGCCGCTGTACCGTAATCATTTTGCTCTAAGGCAGCTTTCATCTTCTTGAATGTACTCAACTTACTGTATCCTAAGTTGTATGACATATCAATCAATGCCATCTGTACATTCTTGGGTCGGCTCTTAATATTGGGGTCGAACTTTTGTAAATCCTTAATGGCTCTAGACAATGAGTAACTATATAATGAAGATAATTCCTTGTCGGTTAATGACCTCTTGCCGGACTTTAGTTCCTCTCTGTTGAGATTTAATGAATCCAAGATGGGTTGATTAGTTTTGTCCTCTAGGTTAAAACCAATTCCTATGGACATATTGCCCAATGAATCCTTGTAAGCTTTTGGTCTTACACCTTCGTTGACTCCTATCATTTGTGCCACTTCTTCGGCACCTTTATTTTTTGCTACAGCTCTCGCTACGTAGCCTTGTGCGGATAAATTATCAGCCATATTATATTCCTTGTGTGTTAATGTCTCCCATCTGAGCTGGCTCTGTACCGACTCTACCGATTTGGGCGTTCTGTGCTTGTTGCATCTGGAAGGTGTATTGTCCGGCGTACTTCTCAAGTCTCGCAGCAAATGCTTCATCTGATTGAAGTCTTTGTGCAACGTCTGGCTGAGAAGCGTACTGCTGGATAACAGTAAGAGCAATTTGAGCACCGTTAGGACGTGCCGGCATTTCGATACCAGCAAAGATTTTAGCGAGGTCATCTGTTACTTGTTTTACAACTTGTTCTTGAGCTGCTTCTGTAGGTTGTAGCACACGATCCGCAAGTACCGGATCAATGCTGTTAGCAGCCGCATCGAGCAAGCTATCAATGTTAATACGACCACTGCGGTCCAGTTGCGTGAGAGCAACCATTTGTTGAAGTTTCTTTTCTTGAGTCTCTGGATCCGAATTGAGGACATCATATGAAATCATTATGTCGTAGTTCTCATCTGGGTTACCCTTGTTGAAAGCTACGGGGTCTGGCGATCCGGTAACTCTAAAGAAAACTGAGTCCGGTCCAAACCGCTGGAAGCATTTATAACACATCTGTAAAACCTCTGCGGAGTGCTGTAAGAACTTATCAACTAAGAATTGTTTACGCACTTGAGAGATCTGAGATGTTTCATCAAGTCCACAAAGTCTGTCCGCTTGTGCTTCCATTGTTTTTTCTATTTCAATGGAACCAACTGGTGAAGGAGGAGTTGGAGCAAAGTCGAGATCTCCTTTTCGGCGGTAAGGTATCATCCTTCCGGGACCCCAATCTGTTGGTGCTTGACCAACTGGGTGAAGAATCGGAGGTAGAGTGGCTAGACTGTTTCTATCAATACGTGAGTCCCTTTCTACTTTTACTTGATTCTGAATGCCGCGAAGGATGTCTGGAATAGTTTGAGTATCATAGAGCCTCTTACTATCTTCAGAAAGTTTAGTCACTACTACTGGGTAATCTTCGTAACCGTTCAATAGCTCGAACTTAGCGTAGCCTTCACTGTACTCCTTGTGGAAAACTGTGCAGTAAATGCCCTCGGAACCATCTTCGGGATCAATCAATCGTTGGTATCCGTACACGATTTCAATTAACTCATTTGCTTCGTAGGCATTATCAGTTAAGGATGTACTTCTACGTCCTTCTTGTTCTCTCTCGATGCTATCAATGTTTACTCCGCGATATTTGTCTATCATCGTTTCTACGAAGTCCTCATCCCATCCGTCCGTGATTACTTTATTCTCTAGCTCTTGAGCTGTGTAATAAGTTTTCCAAAAACAGTACGGTGCTCTCTGTGGGTCCGTAACATAAGGAGGGAAGAAGAAGTCTCCGTCCGGTGCAAGTGTTTTTACCTCTGGGGCATCTACTTGTCTACGAACTATCGGTAACTCGGCTTCGCCGGTCTTGCGTAAATCCTTGAGAGCTTTCTTAGCTCTTTTCTTAGTGACTCCCGGAAATGTTGCTTCCAACAAAGCTACTAACTCGTCATCGTTCTCGCCGCCTTCAATTAGCTCAACAACCTCTGGGGCAATCTCAGCAATCTGATTAAGGTCTAAACGCTGTAAGAATCTACGGTCCTCTCTGTGCCAGCCTACGTAAGTAATCAAGATACCTCGCTCTAATAAATAATTAGCTCCGAGTTCCATCTCTTTCTTAAATCTAGGAATGTATCCACTTGATACCATCCACTTCAAAAAACTAGATACTACTTTACTTCTTGGAATGTCTGTACTCTCAACCGGAAACGCTCTTACATTAGAACGATTAAGAGAAGACATAAACAGAGATACAAGACGAGTAATCCTTTCATCGATAGTATGTGCCTCCATATCAGCAGCACCTTCCCAAGGGAATGCGTCCGACCCGTGCTTTCTGTGGTCACGGCTTTTACCAGCCCACCAATTACGTCTGTCATCGTAGCTTGTACGGCACAGATCGAAATACGCTTCTAGTTCTATAACGGTTTCGTCATAGGCGTAGCGTAAAGTTTTAATATCGGGCTCTTTCCCTACATAAGTAAGGGCTTCTGAAATTGAGTCACTTTGCATAGTTTATTTAATATAATATCATATGTATCAACTTAGTAAGTCCTCTGAGGTGTCTTCACCCAGTTGTACTTAGGGTTGTCTGTGCTGTTGTCAGCTTCGAGGTATACAACCTTCCCCTTTGAGAATGATCCCTTGTATCTTAGTGGTATCTTTACTGGAACTTTCTTAGATAGTTCCTTTACGTAAACCATAATGTAACTAGGGTTCGGGGCTTCACTTAACACCGGTCCTCTGTAAAGGACTGGCATAGAGATGAACTCATCTAGGACTCTCTGTCCGTCATCGTTGACCCAAGTGTTCTTACCTCTTCCGGTAACCATATCTTCCTCTAGTTCTTTGAAAACTAAATCTAGGGCTTCCTCGAAAGGTATGCCGTATTCTTCTGCTAGTGCTGTTAATTTCTTCTTTGGCATTTTAGTAGCCTCCTTTTGTGTATGTTATAGTTTGATAATCTCTAGCGTCAATGTGGTCGGGACCATCGCCGGAATTAGCCATACGTAAGTAACGTATAACATCAAAGAAGTCCTTGAGGGGTTCGTCCATCTTTCCGTTAGAGTTGTAATTAATTAAAGAATCTATCAAGTTGCCGCAGTCCTTGTGTATATAACACATAGGCTTATTGGCTTCATCTATTGGTACGTTAGGGTTGTAACTGAACCACTCGTCCAACGCCGTGATCCCTAACTCCTCTGTGCGTCCGTCACTAGGAATGAAGTTCATACCAAAGTCATAGAAGGCTGTGAAGAGATCATCATTGTTCTCATTCTCTCTAGCAAAGTATCTGGAGTCCCCGATTCTCTCCGTTACCTCTATCCCTAACTCGTCCTCTATTTCCTTGAAGAGCTCTACGTATCCCTCTACGTTGTACCCCACCTTTTTCGCGGCTGGTCCGAATCTCCACTTTGGATCGCCAAAAATTGCCCACTCTCCGTATGAATCACGGTCGGGGAACTCTCGTCTAATAAAGACGTTATTATCTCTATCAACTCCAGCCCAGATTGCAACATAGTTTCTAGCTCCGGCTGGGTCGACCACTTGATAACAACTATAGTTGGACTTATCAGTGATGTCTGGAAATCTTCTTCCGTATTTATTGGGTACTTCGGATAATACATTTACTTCTGTGTTAAATAATGGTAGCAGACTTGTCATTGACTTCACGGGCATACCGTAAGCACGAACCATAATCTCCTCCTCTGGGCGACCTCGAAGGTCTTTCGCTATACGTTCGTAACCACCAAAGGGGTTCTCGTCCGAATGGAGATACACAACTCCGGCATCTCTATCTGGACTGTACTGCTCTATAGGTAGCTTCTTGTTCTTGAGTAGCTCCGCTTCTCTAGTCTGTAAAGTCTCGGCACCCTTGAGGTACTCAGATATGAAAGGTGTGTACCCATCAATTGGAGTAAATCCAATCACCATCTTAGCATCTCTGGTAGCTAATCTAAATCGTAGGGTGTTTACCAATGCCGCATCCCCCAAGTATTCGTCCAACCAAGCACCGAGGTTCAAACCACTAGGCTTCTTGAAGCCAAACTCAAAACCCTCCAAAATTGTCTGATTGTTGCTGTACTGCGTATAAGTCTTGAAGTCTACACGTGTCTTAGTATCTGGGAAGATAAACGAACTCCCAGTGAATCCATTCTGCATAGAGAAGTTGATATAACCGTCTACGCTCTTCGTCTTTCGCTTGAACTCCTTCGGCATCATCTCCCATATCGCCGCTTGCTGTACCTTCACGGAAGTATCTGCGTTTTGACTGAAGCACACTATGTGTCCGTTATTGTTCTCCATAACGGCTTGCATAACCATCTTCGCACACCCAGTGGTCTTACCACTTCTATTTCCGCCGAGAACTAAGCACTCGTTCTGCTTATTGAGACTGGTTCTCATTCTCTCCCATCCGGCTAAATCAAATCCGTATCGTATAGGATCTTCCTCAGCTGCTTGTATCCTACCCTCGTGGGCTTGGTACAAAGCCTCTAGTAACTTTGGGTCCTTCTCCGCTAAGAGAACAATCTCCTCGTCCGTAGGAGGTACTAAGAAAGGATGCCTAGAAAATGTCAGTTCCATCTGCTTCCTCCTCTTCTTCGGCTTCAGCGTCCCACACTATGTCCAAGGCATCTAAGTCCCCGTCCATATCTACTTTGGTTTCACTGATAAGCATACGTCCTACCCTATGGTTAGTATAATCATAGAATAAATCTCCGTCATCATCCATAACTATAAACATATAGTTACTAAAATGCTCGCCGAGGTTTCCCCGGATGCGGTCAAAGAGGTCATCGTAATCTTCATCAATCATTGTCTGACTCCTCAATTATCTCCGCATCGTCAACCCTCTTCATTGCCTCCAGACGATCCTTGGCTGCCTTGAGGGTATCCTCGTAGTCCTCTTGGGTGATTACCTTACGCTCCTCCGATATACTAGTAGCCTCTCCTCTAGTGGTCATAGTCTCCCGGAATGCGTTAGCCTTTGCTATAGACAACTCCTTGAGGTCTCGGAAGGATACCTCCATTTCTGGGTCATTCTCCAATCGGTCACGTACCTTATCCACGAGATCCTCCTCCAATGAACTCAACTGCATATAGTTCTTAGCCGCGATTTTACCAGCTACGTCCCGCAATTGTCCCAAGTGGTCCGCGTAATCAACCAGCACTTGTATCACCGTAGAGCGTTGTATGTTGTACTTCTTGACGATCTGCGTCTGGCTCTTTCCGATGCTGTACAAGTACAATATCTCCGCGACCTTCATAGGATTGTGGCGAGACAAGCTCTTGACCTTCTGTAACTCCTTGTCGGCGGCTATCTCCTTGATGGCTTCTTGTATGCTCGATTTGAGCTCGACTTCTTCTGGTGTGGGCTTTTGAGGCATAAATTTTTTTAAGGGCTGATATATGTATATATGTATACAGAGTGTGGCAATTGTCTGACCGCCCCGCCCCGTCTATAAAATTTTCTAATAGTTTGCATTGGTTTTTCTAATATAAGTATATCTAATAGTTTAAATTAGTTTCAATAATGGATAGTCAATCTCAATTAGTTGAGACTGTCAATAAGTTTTTCTTATGTTTTGAATAATTTTTTCTTTTTTTCGAATAAGGATATATTTAAAGCAATCATTTAGAGTTATTTTACCCATAAAAAATAATTTAAAAAAAAGCTTGCAATTGTTTTTATTGGCTCTTATAAATTTAATTATCTTTTAACAATAACCTATTAAAACAAATAAATTATGCCAAAAACAATAAATATAGACGAAGTAAGACTATTAATAAAAGCGTTGCCATTTGAGGCTTTAGAAGCTCTTTTAACTAGCAACAAATTTACTCCTAAAATTGAAAAACAACTTTTGATTGAATGCCAAATGAGAGATTTGATAGAAGATAAAAAACCAAGATTCTAAAGATTAATCGAAGTATTGCTTGCAATGCTTCTCTTTAATTTTTACTAATCAAAAAAAAATAAATTATGAAAAACAAACAATATATAAAGAAAATCAATGATTTTTGCGATCATTTAGTTTATAAATTAAACAATGTCGGATCGTCCGCTTATGGTAAGATTCTTTACAATATGGAAAAGAAAGAAGCGAATGATAATAAAAGCTATGCTTTAGATCATAAACATTCTGTAACAAGTGAAGCAAAATTCTTTCTGGTAAGACATATACTTGAAACAATCACCAATAAAGAAAGATTTGATATAAAGAGCGTTTTATTTGTTCGCCAATCTTGCATTTATGCTAATTCAATTTCCATAAATTATGAAAAGGAAATAAAAGAAGTCATAGAAGAAAGCAATTTTCAAGTTGAATTCTTTTTAGAAAATTATGATTGGAATGTTTACATCAATCTTCTAGAGAATCCGAATAACTATTGGAAATAAAATAAAGATCAATCAAGGTATTGTTTAAACAATGCCTTTATTTGATTTTTATAAACCTAAATAAATAAATTATGAAAATAAAAATATTAAATAAAGTTAAGATCAGAGGAAAAGAAACGCCTCTTTTTAATTATCAATACATTGCCGAAGATGGCACTCCAATATCGGCAATATTTCAAGCAACTAAAAACGCAATCCCTACCTTATGAAAGACGATCTCAACCAATTAGTCAAAGGTGGTACAGAAACGCTTTTTAACGCCGTTTTTGTCTCATTGTGTAGCATTGGAGCAATAATTGCTTTGATAGTAATATTAATAACTAAATAAATAAATATGAAAACAAATGAAATAAAAGAAACTATTGTATTTAATTATAATGATTCTTACTCGATACGAAAAGCCGAAAAGCGTAAAGCGTATTTAGAGAACAATAATTATTCACAATCATTTACTCAAAACATAGGATTTGATAAATGGAAAATAGTTTATACAAAGCAAGCGGTTTAAACACCGCTTTTTTTTATGAAAAAAAGTCTTGCAATCAATAAAACAATCAAATATTAAATCAAATATCTTAAACAATAAACCTATAAATATATGAAAACATCAAAGCTAAAAAGAATGATAGACAGTAAAAGAGCAATCGTTGAAATAAATGATAAACGCCAAAATGTAATCAATAAACTTAGATCAAAGTACAGAAGTAAATTTTTGAAACTTTGGACTTTAAGTAATACTGGAAACCCATCAAAAGAAGATTGGGAGTTTATGAATAAATATGAAAGAGTAATGGGAAAGCTAATAGCTAAACAAAGTAAAGTAATATAAATTATGGAAACAGAAATACAAACAATCGAAAGACTAATTAGACAAGGTTCTTCAGTTGAGGAACTTTCTAAGAAGTACCCAAAACATATTGATCACATCAAAAGTTATAGGGAATTTCTTATCGAGCAATCAAAGCCTTATGTCCATACTGATAAAGCAGAGGAAAATTTCATTGAAGAAGTTTTCGAGTTAGCTTTTGGGGATAATGCAATCAATCGAGGTTTCACTTACTCAGAGGTACTATCTGTACTGAAGAAAGATAGTGAAACAATAAGTAAAATTCACCAATTATTAGATGAAAGAATATAATGAAAGATAAAACATATGATAAACCAATTTACTTTGATGTAGATCAAGGTATAACCGCCGTTCGTAGGTTCGGCGTTTACGCTCGTAGTGAAGAGGAAGCTATCGAGAAAGTTAAGATCGGCGAATATGAAGTAATGGATATTGAAGTCCTAGAGGCTGATGAACCATATGTCATTGACGCTGACGAATCAGAAATAAAAGAATAAATTATGAAACAATCACAGAAAAAACAATTCCGAAAGGAACTAACCGAGTTCGCTAAGAGCTACGAAAGAAAACCTAATTATATTGACGCAGTAAGACGTGTTCAAGGTCTTGAAGAATGGTACAGAGACCTAGACCGCCAAAATCTTACTGAGGATGTTATAGACGCAATGGCAAGCCATTACGACAATCAAACGATCTCAGAAGGTAGAATCTATATAAGCAGCAACCCAAACTGGAAGGAATAAATATGAGTGAAACATATGTAACTACAGTCGAAGTGCTGCAAAATGATTACTACAGTATCTTTGCTGAATGCGAGATCACTTATAGTGAAATAGAAAACGCCGAAACTCACCCATATGGAGACGGATTTGCTACGCACAATTATAGTGAAATAGAAGTCGAAGATGTCGAAATCCTATGCTGGTATCGTGAATTTGATTGCGATAAAGAGATGGAACAATGGATACCGGAGCATATGAAATTCTATAGCGGCTCAGAAGGATTAAATTACGAAACTAAACAGAAGATTATTACAACCGCCGAAAGCTCAATAGATAGCAGTATATTACTATGAAAAACAATAAACACCAAGAATACAAAGAAAATGTTTGTTCAATATTCTTTACTGTAATATTCTCAATTATATTCTTCTTTATGTTAATAACTCAATTGGTAACTGATTTTGTTACTAATTTATTCTAATCTAGAATTGTAGATACACCTATCCTTAAAAGCCACAAGCCACATATGCAACTCATTCGAAACGCACTTGATCCACATTACATACAACGCACGCATCTTATCGAGATGAATTGTGCTTTCCGTTGCGACTTTCGCTACGCTCTTTGGGGTAGTATCGATGTCTTACCGGTATCGCTCTTACCTAATTATACTCAATATAAAATATGTGTCAAGCACTAAATATTGGCACTTACCTAACCTATTAATAATCAAATGAATAAAAATACCACACACGCCGAAAATGAGCCCAGTTTAACTGAGTTCGTTGTAACCGAGACTTACTATATCAAAGCTAGGACTCGTGATGAAGCCTACCAGATGGTAGCAGATAATGATTTCAAATACGATGGGATCAGAAAACATAATGTAAACATAGAAGTAAATTTTTAAATATGAAACAAGATAATACTATAAAATTCTACATCTACCCAGATGGAATCGCCGATTCTATGGGATCAGATGAACTCGTCCTAGTCCGTAACAAGCTAGGATCTGTGGACTCTAAGTTCGTATCGGACTTAGTACAAGGTGACTACTACTGCGAACGCATACCGGCACCATTGCCACCAAGGAACGCCGATGATATACTACGATTCATTACTGAGAATGAACTAACCTTAGCTTATGTTAAAGATAGTTTAGATAAGACTGTGATGCTTGAAGTCGGCAGAGGATCAAACATTCTTTGCTCTACTGAATACTCCGAGGATTGTATCCGTACTGCTGTTGAACCCTTAATGGATATGGAGGAACTATAATGGAACAAGACCCATCAAGTTATTCAAAAGAAGACCAGTCCAAATTTGTGGACAAATGGGAGAAC